ATGTCGCATCACGTTGGATGGACACCGTTCCTACCCCCGCTGCAGCGTTCGTTGCATAATTGAAACCAGCAAGCGCTGATGATTTAGCAGCCATTAGTTCTCCCTGTAGTAGATGTCCACTTCGCAATTGACTTCCGCGGGTTCTTGCTCGTCACCTTCGCCGACCGATGCGGCGTCGGCCGTCCGGCCACGGAATATCACTGCGTCGAATGTGTAAGAGCCGAACAGGTACGAGCCCGGCACGCAAGCCGCAGGAACGTCGGCAGCAATCGTGAGCGCCGTGCCCGTTTCCAGTGCGACTACTTTGATTTGAGCCGACGCAAGCCAGTGACCGCTTACCGCGCTGCGCTCGTTGTTTGTGATCTCAAACGTGATCGCGGGCAAGCCGCTGTTCTGCAAACGATACCCGTGCGTAATGGGGTAAACGTTGAGCGCTGCGCTTCCGTTCAACATCTCACGTGTTGCGGCTTCGATGCTCATACAACCTCCTCACACTCAAGCACGGCGACCATGTCGGCTTCGTCGAGGTTGGTAATGCCAAGAATGCGGAACGTGCGAGCACGCACAGTGAGCCGATACGTTTCGTTGATGCCCCAATCTTGGAGCGAGTTCCAACGACAACGGATCTCAGCTCGGCGCACCACCGCGACGCCGTCGGCGTACTGTTGCTCGCTCGCGCTGTCCGTGCGCAAATCAACCCACAAGTACGGGTTTCCCGGTCGCGTCTTGTTGATGTCGGTAAACGCGCCAGTTCGCATCCCCAAGTCATCTTCGTTGATGCTTGGTTGCAACACAGTTGCAGGAAAGCGAAGTCGGCCGCTACCGATCATCGGAGCGCCCCACGTGCGCTATACGCGTTCATGATGAACTTCAGCGAAAGCGGCACTTCGGCAAGCGAAGCCACCGACGTTGCGTCCGGGTTGGCGTACCACGCGCCAACGAGCGCAACAATGGCTTGCTGCAAAGCATGCGGAACTTGCGTGTATCCCGCGGTATAGGTCACCGTGGGGAACGTGCCGTCATAAATTTCCGGCGTCTCTTTGAACTCGAGCGCAGTCAAACTGTCGGTTGCATTCACGTACCAATCGGACGTTGGCATCGTCGTGAGCACGTTGCTTCCGTTGTAGTAGGTCACCGAAGTGACCGACGCCACTGGTTGAATGGGCAGAATGAAACGCCGCCACTTGTCGAGTTTGGCCGTACGCGTTTCGCTTGCAAGCCCGATGCCAAGTTCACGCTCCAACAACTCGCCAGCCGCAATGCACAAGGTTGTAAGAATGACATCGTCAGCGGTCACGTCAATGCGCAACCGCGTCTTGAGAATGTCGATAGGTATGGGTGTCGCAGCCATGAAACCCGCGCCGGGGGTTTCCCCCCAGCGCGAGCGAAAGGTAAGAAATGCTTAGCAGGTGATCGCAGCGAACGCCGAACCATTCATAATGTGCGAATCGGTGCGCGCGTAGGTGTAGAGGGTGACTTGGTGCGTGCTCGCCGCCGAGTACGGATCAACGAGCGAAGTCATACCAGTGCGGTCGAAGATTTCAAAGTAGTTGAAATCTCCAACGACCGCAAAGATGTTGTTGTTTGTTGTTGCTGTGCGTACGTACTGACCAACGCTATACGGCACACCGTAAAGCAAGCCCGGAGCGCCGCCGACCATCGTGCCAGCGTTCGATTGTGCTTGCGTCCAGATGTATTCGGTAGAGCCGCTCGTTACGACGCTGTTCTTCAACTTGCGAGCGACGCGCACGAACGTATCAGAGAGAAGCCAACGGAACCGCGGCGAGTTGCGGTACTGCGGCGCGACAAGGTGCACCGTATCGATGACGTTGTCGGCGGTCACAGTGGTGACGGCGAGGCCTCCAAGGTCAGTCACCTGAGAAAGCGCCACCAGCGCGGTGTTCATCGCCGAACCGGCGACCCCTTCCGGTTGGCTCGATCCGGTGCCGATGGTGTACGCCTCTTCCATTTTGAGCGCCATCGAAAGGCCGATGCGGCTTGCAACCCAATCGAGGCCACTTCCGATGCCACCTTGGCCGATCGCGTCTTCAATGAACTCTTGGCTCATCTGAGTCGCGCACACGTACTTGTACGGCACCACCGAAATGGCTGTGCCGAAGGTTGGATCGCTTGCGCTGATCGAATTTGCTTCTGTCACGAGCGCCGTGGTAGGAAGGTTGCCCTCAACAGTGATCGTGCGCTTCGAGTCGATCGAAGACACGGGGGCGATCGAGCGCAGCACGTTCGCCTGGTACATCTTCTCAACAATGCGGCGTTCCATGTCAGTCGGAATGCCGGCGCCAGTGGAGCCCGTTGAGAGCGCGCGCATTTCTGCGGCGTCGCCACGCGCGACAGCGTGAAGCCAACGCTTCGCGTACTCAGGGCTTGCAAGATCGTGCTTGACGTCTGCACGTGCGACCACGCCGCGGAACTGCGGTTGCGAGCGTTCCTCTTCAAGTTGCTTCAAGCGCTCTTGCGCTGCCCGAAGCGCCAAGCGGTCTTGGTTCATGCGCTCGACGGCGTCCAGGTCGGCGTCGATACGCGCGATCTTCTCACGCTCTTCGCCGCTGCCGCGGATCTCAACGTGGTGCGTCTTTGCACCAGTGCGAGCGGCGAACGAGTCGAGGGTCTTGCGGTACTCGTGAACGGTGTTTTCGAGGTTGGTCAACTCTTCAGACATGGTTCTGCATCCTGTGCTTGTGGATTTCGAGCCGCAGACGGGCGGCCTCCGTTGCAGCCGCGGACACGCTCCGCAGGCTCGAATTGGTCTTGTCGCCGTAGGCAGCGTCAACCACTACGCTCAACTCAACGAGTCGAGCCGCGGTCACGGTGCGTTCAGTGCGTCGCGGGTTCCACTCGTCGCGATCGACGTAGAAACCGAACGACATTTCGCCGCTTAGGTCGCCGCGTTCAAGCAGCGCACGCACGTCGTTGCCGACGCTCGTCTCGGCGAGATTCGCGGTGAACCGCACCCCGCTCGCAGTGTCGTTGAGCGTCAGCGTGCCGCTGCGCGTGCGAGCAAGCAACGCGCTCGCGTTGTGGTTGAAGAGCAGTTTGATGTCAGCGCCGGCGAGGTCGCCGAAAGCGCCACGCGAGATGCGCTCTTTGAACTGCGGGTTGAATGGTTCGGAAATCTCACGCGACCACTTGCCGTACGGGATCGCGAGCCCTGAAAGCGTGCGGCCGGCTGGCGCACCGATGGTGACGCTGCGACGTTCAAGCGAAGTCATCTACGCTCCCTGCGCTCGTGTCGCTTCCGAGGTTGGTAGTGCCGCCGCCCGCGCCCATGTTCTTGGCGAGGATTGGATCGTCGAGCCCGTCGAGCGGCGCAAGGTTCAGGTACTCACGTGCTTCGTTTCGCGTGATTACTCCGGACTCGACGCCCGTGCGAAGCGCCGCCATTTGCTCGGCGAGCGACGGCCGAGAGATCATGTCAGCGTCAAACGTCGCCGAACCAAACGGCGCAAGCTTCGCGACGATTTCGGCCGACCACGTCGAGAACCAGTGCTGCAAGCACGCGTCCACGTACATGCGAGACAGCCACTCCATCGAGCCGTAGGCGTTTGCACTGTGCTCGCTCAGGTACGACGTCGGCACGCCGTAGATGCGCGATACGTCCTCGACGCTGTAACGTCGAGCCGCGGCAATGCCCGCATCGTCAAGCGTGCTGCTGATCCGCTCGACGCGCATACCTTCGGCGAGCACGAGCGGCTTGCCCGCGTTCTCAGCGCCCGCATGATGCTGCAAGAACTTCTCGCTGATTGACTGCCGAGCACCTTCGCTGAGCGGGCCCGGATGCACGAACGCCAATTTCGGGTTGCCGGCGTTCTTCATAACCTCGAGTTGCGAGTTCTCTTGTGCTGCGAGAATCTGCAACGACGTGCGGCACAAGCGCACTGGCGATTCTCCCCACAAGCCGTCTAGGCCGACGGCTCGAAGGTGCAGCATCGAGGACATCGGCACGTCACCATAGAGCCGCGTCTTGTAGACGGGCTCAGGCTTCGTGAGATCGAGCGACACGCTTTCAATGTCGAGCGGCAACAACTCAAGCAACTCGCCACCGAGCGTGCGGTTGATCACGGCAAACGCGTTGCCGTATAGGAGCGCTTGCATCGTGAGCGAACGGCGAAACTCAAAGCCATTCTGCCAGCGGTTCGGTTGCTGCAACAACGCGTTCGCGGTGCGCTCGCTCACGTCGAGCGGTACACGTGCCACGTCGTTTGCGATCAGCGAAGCCGCGCGGTAAACAGGCGTGTAGGCGAGCGCCGTGCCCGGCGTAATGGTGGGCATGCCCGCGACATCAAACGACGTCGGGAGGATGACGCCGTGCGTCCCCCAGTGGCCCAACCAACGCTGTAGCAGACTGCGCAACATGTTGCGCATTGCGACAAGTTTCGGGCGTCATGTCTCGGACTAAACTTCGGATTCGTAACAACTGCTGCGTTTCCCCCCCCAGCAATGCACAGCCATGATCGACGCTACTAACGGGTCAATGGCGCTGTGGTCGCGAGGCTTTTCCGGCCGCACGTAGCCGCTCATGCCTGTGCGGGGAATGGCTTCGGCGCACGCTCGGCGCAAGATCGGATCGTCGCCGATTACCAACTTGCGACCTACCCACAAGTTCTGAAACAACTGGCAGCCCGGCGCGAACGTGCTCGAACCCATGCTGTAGGCTTGGATCGGCGCCCCAATTTCGGCAAGCCGCTGCGCTAGGTACGACGCCCCCCAGCGGTCATATCCGACAAGTTGCACGTCAAATTCCGCGATGATCTCGGCCATCTTCTGTGCGATGGCTTCGTGGTCGATCTCGGCGCCGGGCGTCAGATTGATCTTGCCTTCGTCGGCGTAGCGTCGGATCGGCATGCGGTAGTCCAGTTCGCGCTGCGCCACGTTGGCGCGAGGCCACCAGTAGTGGCCACGGAGCAGGATGTTGCCGCTCTCTTGCGGAATCGCGACCACGACGGCCGACATGTCAAGCGACTTGCTCAAGTCAATGCCGACCCACGCTTGACGCTTGCGTTGCTCTGCCCAATCGACCACGGTTGCCGGCGGCCAGTACGACATATCAAGCCACCCGCCGACGTCCTCGTTGAGTCGAGCGCAGTGATACCGACAGAACTCTGAGCGCTGGCCCGGGTCACGCTTCATCGTGTTGTACAGGCGCCGGATGCTCGCCGCGTCCGGCTGGCCGTATTGCATGCCCGGATTCGCCTTCGGCCACGCTGCTTCGTCGGCGATATCGTCGTTCTGATCGATGCCGTAGAGCATGGCGAACGTCGCATCGTCTTCAGCCTCGCCCGACAGCACGGCACGAGCGCCGGAACACAGCGTCTCGTAGTGGCTTTCCGTGTTGCTGCCCGGCGTCGAAATGATCACGCCCAGCGTTTCCTTGCGCTTCATTCCCGTCGTGATGAGTTTGTTGAGCACGCTGCCGCGGTACTCTGCGGCTTCGTCCGCGATCCACAACGACGGGTTCAAACCGTCAAGCGATGACTCCCGCGACGTCAATGCGTTGAACTCGCAGTCTTCGTCCGGCCGCGTCAAGTCGGACATCTTGACCTTCACGCTCGGATCGTCGAGCCGACGCGCCATCGTGCGTGCCGTGTCTACGAGGATCTGCGCTTGCTCGACCTTGTTTGCGAGCACGTGCACTCGCTTGCCGGCGCCGCTCATGAAGTCGTAGAGCCCGAGCGCCGCCATCAACGTTGTCTTGCCGTTGCCGCGGGCGACCTGAATGATGCCCATGGTGAACCGTCGGCGGCCCTCCGCGGTTCGCCAGCCGACGAGGTTGGCCACGATGAAGGCTTGCCACGGGTGCAGTTTGAACGGCTCGCCGTCGGCCTCGCCGACCAGCGACAACCCGCCGATGAACTCGAACGCGTCGGCGACGCGGTTCCACTCGAGCACGATGTCGGTGCGCTCGAGGTCACGATTGAAGCGCGAGCATGCTGCGTACACCCATTTGCCGGCGGGAATCCGGCCGCTCACGACGTCGGCGGCGTATTGACGGACGGTGGATTCGGGTTCGACCATGGACTAAATGCGTTTTTTTGTACGTGAGCGAGAGGAG